TCTATAACGATTATGCGGATTGGTCTATCGATAATAAACCCGATTCGCGTTGACTGATAAGGTTTTTCCATATCTATGGAACCGTCCGTTTGGATTGTGCCAGTTGAGATGTAATTACCGTCTTCGTCGTACATGCTGACTCGATCGCCGGAGCGCCGGCTCGCTAGTGGTCGGCACCTGTGTCGTTGAACGACGCAGGCCACGATTACGCCGATTTGCGGCGCTGACTTACAGCGCGAGTTGCGGACGATCCGATTCGATCTCGAAGTACGTCTGCGCCATCACCTGGTCGCCAGTGATGCGTTTCCAGAAGCTGTTCTCCTGCCCGGACATCCCTTGGATGTCCATGAAGAGCGACAGCGCCACGACGTCGGCATATGCGCCGAATGCACGTTGAGCGAGCTTTGCGCGCAAGCGCAAAGACTCTTCCATCGTCATCGTCAGTGTGGCCCTGCTCATCATGCCGCGATGCACTTCCGCGCGGAACGCGGGTGCAAGCAGCTGAGCATAGTCGAGAACATCCTTCGCGATGCGCCGCTGCAGATAAGCTGCGAGTGCTGTGCCGCCGGTGTAGTCGGGGTAGGCATCAGGCTTGTCAGCCTGCGCTTTCATGCGGAACGTCACGTCCAGCATGGCCTCGAAGGTCTGCGCGACGGTAGTGAAAACGTCCCAGTTGTAAACCGGGACAACCAGCGATGTGTGCGGATTCGACTTCATGCTTCCGAGGTCGGAAGGCCTGAAAGCGCCGTGCACTTTCGCGTCGTTCACTTCCACGCTAAACGTGAAACGCTTGTCGACGGAGATCACCGACACGGGATCAAAGTTGACGATCCGCGTGTTGAAGGCAGCCGCTGTGTACAGCTGTGGCTTGGCTTCGATAGTGCTCGATGGCACCATCTCGTCCATCACCAGGAACGCTTCGGCGACTGAACCGGTGAGGTAAGTCCCGCCGTCGAAACGACCGGACAAACCCCAGCTCAGATCGCGCTCAGACGTCTTGATGGTATACCACATTTTGATGATCGCAGCATCCATGTTGACACGACCCTCACCACCGACATCCGCGTCCACCGTCACTGAACCAGGTTCAGTCACGACGAGACCGTTGTCGTCGAACGCGACGACCACACGTTCCGCCATCAGCGCAACAAGGGTCTGGTTTTCGATGGTCGCGTAACCGCCCAGGTCGATCTGGTACAGCACGTTCGCATCTTCAAAACCGCCTTCAGCTGCATCCGTCAGGATGGAGATCAGCATTTTTGCGGCGCCGTCGGTGCCAAGATCGGCAGAACGACCGTAGGCCGCGGCGACCACTTCACCAAGACGCTCACGCGTCGCGGTAAGCGTGTAAGCGCCGGGCAGCACGCTGTCTTCATACGCGTAAACGCTCATGCCGACAGGATCAGGTTTCGCCGAACGCCAGAGAACAACACTGACCGGACGACCGCGGATGTTGCGAATCCTCCTGGAACCCATGTTCCTGGTAGCTTCGATTTTTCCGACAATCGCGTAACGTTGGGACGATTTCAACGCGGCCATGATGATGGGCGCGAATTTGTCCAACTTCCAGCCGTCATTCGAAGGCGTGATGCTGGAGCCGATGGGCAACAGCAAGGCGGCCTTGATAAACACCCAGTTCGTTGCAAGTGTGGCGACCACGTCGTTGTCACGCCAGCTGTTGTCGACGGCGCCGACCAAACCGGAATTGCGCAGGTCGATGTGAGCGCGAATGCCTTTGACGATGTCGTCCATGATGGTGCTCAGCGAGTTCACATCAAGGAAAGCCCGGCCGATCTCGTAGAGCGCGTCGCCGACTTCTTCGGCAAACGCTTCCTTCGAGTATTTGCGGTCGGCAATCATGACCAGCTTTGCGTTTTCCATGACGCGAACGATTTCGAACATCGCGACGTCGTGTGCAATGGTCTCGGTCGTGACAGGCTCAAACGCGTATTGCACGCGGCGTGAGTAATTGCCGCCGGAGCTGACGATGCCGACTTTCGTCAAGTAAGCGACCAACAGTTCCATGATGACGCCGGTCACCTCGACGTTTGCAGTGGCCGCGGAGATTGCGCGGTGCAGATCGGCCTTGGTGATCATCACATCGGCCGGACGGACCATCCGTGGCTGGATCAGTTCGCGCAGGACCGGGTTGATCTTGCGCTGCAAGAAGAACTCAGCGCATTGCTGTCGCACGTCTGGCGTGACAGCGGCCAGGGTGATGACGCGCAGGTTGGGTTTGTCGCCCCACACGATTTCCGTGTGTGCCGTGCCTTCGAAACGATCAATGATCGTCGAATGCACGTTCAGGACGATTTCGCTGCCCATCGGGGGCAGATCGGAATCGACCGTACGCTTGACGGTCAGGATGCCGGTGTCATACTTGACGAAAGGAACGACTGGACCGATGCCGTCTGGATTGCCGGGAGTGCGTGATTTAGAAGCAGCCATGATTTCCTTGAGATGTTGAATTACGAACCGAGAACGTTGACAGCGCGGCGGACAACCGAACTGTACTCTGCGTCGTCAAGCCGGACGCCTGGTCCGAAAGAATCGGATCCGGCGGCCTGTTTGACGTCCGAGGTCATACCCTCGATGAGCATGCCCCCGTTCGCGTCGTAACGCGAGCCGAAAGTGCCTTGTTCACGCATCAGGCCTTCACCTGCACGCGTGATGTATTGCCAGGAATTGGCGCCGTTCGCGAAAATCGATGTGGTCGAATTCGATTTGGCGGCCTCAGCCAGCAATTTGATCACCTCTTCGTCTGGGGAAGACGGATTGAGCGGCACATACAGAGTGCAGCCCATCGAAGCAGCAATCGCGCCCCAGCGGGAGAGCAGAGGCAACGCGCCACGGGAGATACCCGCTTTCATCGCGCCGCCGGCCGTCATAGCCAGAACGTCTTTCACCGAGTCGACGACGACATCGCCATAACGATACATCGTGCGGCCTAACTCAAGGGCGCCGAGCGTCTCGTCAGAGATGTAGCCAGCAAGCGGTTCGCCGTAGCGAACGACACCGTACTCGGCGTTGCCAAAACCCGCCAGAGCGTGAGCCATGGGAGTTTTACCAGTATTGCCACCTCCGACGATCAGCACGAGTCCGCACGGAATGCGAAACTTACCGATCATCTTGTTGGTGGGCGCGCTGCCCAATGGCACACCCGACTCGATGTGTGGGCCGACAGGAAACCGCGTCTTCGAGAAGATGCGTTTGTCTTTGTCTTCCGTTTCGGAGACAGGTGGGACGTATTCCTCGCCTGAGGCGTTGATCGTCACCAGCTTGGCGCCGAAATCGAGCGAAAAGAGGGCGGACGAATCGTCCGCCTTCTTAGCGCTCTGCACGGCGGTAAGCCATGCTTTGCGAGCTTGGCCGGCTGCTTCGGGGGCGGACCACATCGCGAGCTGTTCGCGATAGGCTGCGTATTCAGAATTTTTCATTTTGCGTGCCCTCCGTAATAGGAGTTGATGATGTGTTGATAAAACTGAAACGGGATCTTCGACGTAACGCGTTCATACACCTCCGGACTGATGTCCGATTCGATGTACTTGTAATGAATGCGATCGTTGTCTTCGAGAACGTCTTTGTCGACGGCTGTGAGACCATCGATTTGTAGGCTCATCTTTTCCATCGCCGAATTGACGATAGACAAGAATGAACCGTAATGTGGCGCAAGCAGGTCGTGATACAACCTGTTGTGGATCTCCCAGGCAACATGACCCATAGGGCTCTGGTCCTGGTTGTTGATCCGCTCCAACACACCAATCGGCCAGTAAGGCCGAAAGTGTCCGCCGATGGAGCGCTCGGGCGTATAGATCTTCTCGAAGGCGGTGTGAATCTTCGGAGTCGGGTGGTAGTTCAAACCCTCCCTCCGGAGAAGCAACCCGGAAAAGCCTTGGCCTACTTCGCTTTCAACGACGTAGTGTCCGTGCTTTCCATCGTAACGGTACTTCTTGTACTTCTTCATCAGCTCTTCGGATTTAGTGTAAACTATCTCGTCGTCGCCGTTGTTGATGAAGTTGATCGCGCCTTTGGATTGGAAGTACTCAAGCTCGTGGCCCAAAACTTCTAAACCCATTGAATCAAACACAAAGAGGGTATCGATGCATTTGTTGACCTTAGCGACCAGTGAAGTCCAAGCGTGTCCAGATCGGTTGCCGCAGACAACCTGTTCGGTCATCAGACGCGGATCACCTACGAAGACACCTTCGCCGCCTTCCATGTCCAACGGGCGTGAATAGTAAGGCGAATAGTACAGCAAACGCGACATCTTGATGATGCGCGGGTCCCACCAACGTTCTGCAACGTCGTGGACGGTGTCGACAGCGTGCTTTGACATGCTCCGGTCGTATTCCTTAACGTCGCCACATTCAACATAATTGCCGTTGATCGCTTTCGCGATATCGTCAGCTGTCGAAGTGTGGAAGACGGTTGGGAACCGTTCGAAGAGGGACAACATGTGGCCGCTAGATATGATCTGCAAAACACAGTTGATAACCCAGGGACCGGCGTGGATAACACGCGCCCTCGTTGCACTGAAGTCGTCCCACTCGCGACCATCAATGTTCACCGATTTGTCGGCGGCGAAACTTTTCCCTTTCTTGCCGTTGGAGAGAGCGTACTCGAGGTCGAAGACGATTCGCTCTTTGCCAGGCATGTCAACCTGGTCACGTTTCTGAATGTACATCATGAACAGCATCTCGAGCTCGTTGGCAAGCGTTTGCCAATCTGACTTTTCGACACACTTCAGCATCTCCTCGAAGCGAGAAGACTCGTACAGAAACAACGCGAAATCACGCTTCCAATCGGCGTCGCTGGTGTTGCGACGCGGACCGGACGTTGACTTCTTTGGAACTTTGATGTGTGACGGAACGTATTCCGAAAACACTATGTCCCAAACGTTGTTAGCGATCATCTGCTCGCGAGTGTTGTAACCGGGTCGTAGACCCAGCTCCTCGCGGTAGAAATCGTTGTTCAGCGGTGTGTACGACATGGGGTTAGCCATGAAGCCAGCGACAGTCCGGAGACGGTCAAAACTGGTGTGGATGCCGTTGGTCGTAAAACCGTCATCATCCAACGACACGCCGATGTCGTTGTTCAGCGTCTTTGTGAATTCACGCTGAAACTGCATTACAGGCGCGTGGAACGACATCATCCCGGTCAACAACTCCCGAGATTGACGAGACACCAAAGGTGTCTTGTGCGTCCCGACGCCATTGCCGAAGACACGGCCCAGACCAGATGAGGGTGTCATCTTGGCCATCCAGCCGTACTTGTCGTAGTACGCTTTCCCGCTGACAGTGACCGGTAGGGTCATTGGCCATCCGGCGCGTCAGCCGGCTCGATCGCGTCAGGAGCGCCCGCGAGACGGGTGCCCGTAAGTTCCTTGATCGAACCGTCACGCCTCGTGAACTGTTTGCGCTCACGGTCGTGGCTGGACTCGTTTTCGCTGATCAGCGCGTCGCGAACCCGTTTCGCTTCGATCACCTCGTTTACGAGGGTCGGATACGCAACGCGTTCGAGCGAATACGTTTTCGACTCGAACTGCGCGTTGTAATCCGCAGTTGGAAGACCGCTGAGCACGAACGGTATGAAACCGAAAAGTTCAGCGTACTCGACCAGACACTCGAGGAGCGTGGTCTTGTCTTCCGCGAACAACAGCACGCTCTGCAGCGGAGCCGCAAGAACGTCAGCGATTGTTTCGACGACAACGAAAGAAACGACGCCATCTTCGGGGATGACGTTCGGTTCAGGCGCGATCAGGCGGCGGGGCACATCAGCCCGTTTGTCCTCGCGTTCAGTGTAGAGATGGGAAAGGTCCATTTGATTTCCTTGAGGCGTAGGCCTGTTGATGACTGTAGACGTAGCTAAGTCGGGGTAGAGAACAGAAACGATCGCGAGATCGAGCGGGATGCTCCTCAAATGATCGAGCGCAGCGCGTGCCGCGATTGATCCGCTCAAGACGACATCTCTGAACGGCCAAACTGGGCGTCGAGCGATTGTCGCTATGGCGATTGTGATGCCGTTGTCGTCTTTCAGGACGAGACTATGCTTCATAGAACCTCCACTGTGTCAGAAGAATTCATGCCTAATCGCAATGCCACGTCGACGGTGCGATTACGCTCCCCCTCCATGGACGGATTTCTGACATGTTCCCGGATCATTAAGACCGAGAAACCCAAATAAAACGCCGCGCGCACAAACTCCTCATGTTCGTGTAAAAGCAGATATGCGGCCTGATGTTTACTTAATTTTACTCGCACGATATCTTCCTTGTTAAAAGGGCCGGGCCGAAGCCCGGCCAATCCCATCTCACTGGAATTTGTTACGGCGGTAGGTCAGGCTGAACGCGTCCGCAAAGCGAACGAGGTCACCTAGGCAGTCGAGATCGCCGATGGCGTCAAGACTCAGAGTACCGTCGATCATTGTGAGATCGTCGAACACGGTGATGAATTCGGTGATAAGAACGCTGTTCTTAAGAACGAATTGGAGACTGGCAGTCATAAGGCGGCGAACGTGATCCGCGTCGGAAGACGAGGTAACGTCCGCGCCGTACAGCTTTTCCATTCTGTGCTGTGTATACTGTGCGACGATAAACGTCGCGACAGTGCTCTGTTGCGTTTTGAGCTTTACCGGCAAGGCCAGTATGCATTCGCTGTCGAGTGTGATTGCCATTGAAAGTGATTTCCTTTTAGTGAGATGAAACAAACCAAACACAATTCAGGTCTTTCCGCGCGCGATTGTTGAGAAAGCACACGGGGGCGCCCAGTAGCACGTTTTGAATGCACTAGTTGGGTGTTGACCTCCATATCCCTTGGCGTTGTTGAGACGCCTCGGTTCGGACCACAGCTGACATGTTGAGTGTCAGGATGTGGCTGCCCGGTCAAGAGTGTCTGGTTTTGAGACAGACACACAAAAACTCTAGCCCTTAT